TTTCCCATCATGTTCTCCTAGAAAAAGTCATCTATTGTAAATCGTTTTTCGACATCCCAACCAATCGCATCTGTCACCGATTTGACAGGTTCTAAAAATGATTTGTCAAATTGTTTTGTTTTGTCTATAAATCTGTCCAGATCAAACTCTTTTGGCAACACATTTTGAATTGCAATAGTATTGTTTCCAATAGGATTGGGCTCTTTGAGATATACAAATTTAATCTTTTCCCCCTCCTTGACAAGCGGGTGCGTCATCTCTAATCCGTGTTTTTTTACCAATCTATTAAAATGAATGACGCCTTTTACATGAATGGGGGTGCCCTTTTTGAATAATTCTACTGGGCATTCATACTTTTTCAGACCGTTTACACCTCTTGGAAAACATATATCTTCGACCGGAAGTGTATTAAATTCTTCTCTGAATTGATTGATAAATGCAATCAACTGTTCGTTGTTACCATTCATAATAACTTTAAATATTTCTCGCAATTTTTCACGACATGCAGCTGGAGTAGAAGATCTTACCGCCTCAATACCCATGATTTTAAGTTCTGGTGTTTTATACCGCACACCTTCATTATCATGTACGTTAAGAATATATCGTTTCTTTGCAGTCCACAAACCTTTAGATGCAATGACTTCGCGTTTCATTTGCATCTTTTGTTCGTATGCATTCATATAGTCAGCAAGATCTTGATAACTCTTATCAATAAACGGTTCCAACTTTTCCGAAGCGATAGTATCAAGGAAGTTAATGATCTTGGCCTCACCACCTTCTGTCGCAAGTACCTTTTTCGTATCAAACACCTTGTCAACCAAGTCGCCAAGCCGGATGTAAATCGCATCCGTATCGGAAGCAATAACGTAGTTAATTTTTTCATCATTTTTGAGAACCTTGTGCAAATAGTCGTTTACTTTGTTTTCAATCCATCTAATACTTAGTTGTCCAGAAAGAGTGATAGATTCTGCCTGTCGAATATCATAATATCTAAAATACTGATTACCTAACGCACCATAAGCAGAGTTCAACAAAATCTTTGCAGCCATCTGTTTGTTGTGTAGTTGAGAAATTCGTTTCTTGAGATAGACAGGATCGCCACCGTCCACTAGTTCTTGCTTGCATTTCAACATTTCTTTTTTCGATATGACACGTTCATCGTACATATTTTTCATAAGTTTGGGTAAAAACCCTTTTCGGTCATTATTGTACAACACGCCAGATGGAGTTAGAGATACATTTGCAGCCTTACATTGCGATGTATCGGTTTTCATTTCCAATAGTTCATTTACATTTGTATCGAGTCTATCTGTATTAATCAATGTTTCTGGACTAATATTATACTGCATAATCAAATGTGGATACAAACTATTTAAATCGAATGATAGTACCCAATCGTGTACGCCTAGTTGTGGTTCTTTAACATAAGCACCAACATAAGCGTCAGACTTATGTTGTCTAGCCTTGGGTGGTACTACAATATTATCTTTTTTGAGAATATGAAATGCAATCGAGTCCCATGTTCTGATTGGAGACATAACTTCTTCGAAATTAATTTTTGCAGAATAAGCAACCGTTATCAAAAGATCTAACAGTTTCATCTTTTCATCTAGTTTATCTACCAATTCTACATCGATAATATTGTAGTCGATATATTTTTGATAATCCTGTTTATAGAAAAGATGCATTGCGGAAAACTCAGAATGGTCTAGTTTTTTCTTACCCAATTCTACAAAGGCGATATGATCGAGTCTATAACTTTCTTGCGTGACATATGTGAACTTCTTATACAAATCAAGATAATCAATAATACTAACACCCGACAAGGTAATTTCAGTAGAGTCTTGACCTCTAAAATTCATATGTTTTTTGTCAACTTTTCTCCAAGGCGAGAGTCGTTTCATTTCAGAATCGCCAAGGATTTTTGTGATACGATTTACCAGATAATGCATATCAAATGAATTAACATTCCAACCTGTAATGATATCGACATCTGCGGCTTCATACAAATTGAGAAACGACTTTAACAGTTCCATTTCACTTTTACATTTATAGTATTTAATTTCCAAATGAGAAACTTCTGGTGATTTGTTTTCCCAATCACCCAAACCCAACACAGTATAAAGATCGCCACATTTCATGGTGATCGCATTTACACGCTCTTGAGCAACATCTGGTTCGGGAAATCCTTGTTCGCACTCGACCTCAATATCAATATTCATAATATTAATTTTATCAATATCAAATTCCATTTCTGGATAATTGTCTGCGATAAAAGGATATGTATAGGTTTGCATCCCATACCAATCTGTAACACCCTCGGTGGATTTTACTTTACCACGGGCTTCACCGATTGACTCGAATTTAACTCTTTTAAGACTTTTGCCATCTAAAGATTTGTATTTTGAAGAACTATCTCTTGTTTCATAAAATAAAGACGGTTCATAATCCATCCTCTTAGATTGTCTTTCGCCACGTTCATTAACCTCGCGAACTAGAATTTTACTACCAATGTTCTGTACGTTCGTATAGAATTTCATGTATGATCTCACTAAATTTAATAATATAATTTTATCACAAAAAAGGGGTCGTTGTCAACCCCTTTTTTTATTTTATGGCATTTTTACATACGCATGATTGCTCGGTTTCGACGGGCTTGTAGTTTTTATAGATGAATTTGATGGTGGCAACACCAATCCACTACCAAAAACCTGATTATATTCATTTGTCAATTCATTTACAGGATCTACTATAAATCCGATATAATGACTCTTCAAATCTATTCCATCAGAACTTTGAGTATATGGCATAAAGGGTGACAGTCCTACCCGAGCAGTCGCAGTGGTTGTATCAGAATATGATGCCACAATCTGACAAACATTCTTAATATGCAATCCACTTCCGTCCGGAAGATCTGATATATTACCCATTAGTTCTTCGCCGGAAATAAGACGTACCACCTTTATCATTTAGGTATCACTCTCGGGCAACTGTTCATCTGTTTGTGGTTTAATATTTGCAAAATATGAAATGATAGTTTTGAGTTTTCCCTCTGCCTCTTCAAGTTTTCCAACCAAAATATCCATCTCTTCTACCAAGTTTCCATGTTCGCCCACACCTACAGAATTTTCAAAATATGTCTGTAAGTTTGCAATTGCTGCATCTCTTTCATATTCATATTTTCTTATAAGTGCTCTTAATTTTAAACTATGTGAATAATCCAACTTCATCAGCTTTTGCTCCTCTTTTAATCCACTTTTTTTCATTCTTAATATGATCTCGAAGAGATTGTTCGAGACTTCTGGCCTCAGGCGTATCTCCTAACCACTTAATGATTCGTCTTTCAAACCATTGCCATTCCATATTCAATATCTTTTGTACCACATCAGGGTGAGCTAAAAGTATTGTTTTATTGTTCAATATGTGTTGAATTAAATCTTCGTTTGGCAATCCGGGCAAAAAAGAAACCATGCCATGACCGACATTGTTAGAACGACTAGTTTTATATGGAATTTGTTGTTCTTCTGATAAAATATCATTAAGCGCAACGGCCTGATCTGGTGATACTTTTCTAGTTTCTTCTTCCATTATTTAACAATCCATTCCTTTTCGTCTTGAATTTCTGCCCGGCGAGTTTTGCATAACTTCATCAATTCATTCAAATGTTTCCGAGCACGAATTCCGGCAGATTTATTTCCGCCCGTAAATTTTTCATTTTCTATTTTATACTGTTCCAACTCAATAGTCAATTGATCGTGAGTTTCCATAGTTTAACATCCTTTAGTTGTGTGGGGGGATCTCTCCCCCCTGTTGATTATTCTGTAAGAAGTGTTTTCTTACGTTTTTTACCAGAACCAATTTCAATTTTTCTGGGCCGTTTTTCTTCTGGAATAATATGTTCCAGTTCAATAGTTAATAGTCCATTTACAATTTTTGCATGATTGACTACCACATCTTGATTCAATGTGAAATTTCTTTCAAAATCTCTGGACGAAATACCTTTATGTAGATATTCGGCCTCAATGTCACTTACTGCAACCGTACCAGATACGGTCAGAGTAGATTCTTTGAGTTCAACACTCAATTCATCTTCTGAGAATCCAGATACAGCGACTTCGATACGATAAAACGAATCGTCCTCTCTGATAATATTGAAGGGTGGATAGTTGTTTTGCGTTGTGAGCGATGTACGCTCCAATTCATTAAATAACCTATCGAACCCCACACTATAACGCATAAAAGGGTCTGTCTTAAAATTCGTAACCATGTTTTTTTCCTCCTGTTAAGCAAGGTTTACGTTTGGTC